AAGATTGGTCCCGCCGATTAGCCTCATTAGCCTTGTGGCGGGATTGCTTTTTCGCCCGTCTCGCCTTACTCATATTGCAGTTGATACCCTTGTTAAAGTCAGCAACGGGGGTAATACCGCGCTCAGACTGGCTTAGTCCGTATGGGTTATTCATTGCGTTCTCTCCTTACGTTTCTTTGTCGTAACCCCTACATATCACCGACGCCTAACCCTGTCAACAGTGCTATCAAGAAAAAAGAACCCGATTACGATCATTTCTATCATGGCTTGGTTTTCGTTCAATGGATCTGTCACGCCCCAGCCTAGCATTTTGTCCCACAAGATTAACTTGGCCTCATACGCGAAGAACAGCCCAGCCCATGCAGCGCGAACCACAGAGGCCAACCCGCCAACGCGCATAGCATCGACCTGTGACCTAGCACGCGCAATTCGCTCATCTGCCTTGATGCGTTCAGCGTCGTTTGTAGCGTCTAGTCGTGCGCTGTATGCCTCTTGCAATTCGTGAGCGATGCCAGATAACCCACCGCCGAAAACCCACTTAAGAACCCGATTGATCACGGACCCGCCCCACGATAGCGCCGACAGCCATAACGCCCACAACCCAAGGCATCCAATCATCAGGAACCACAGACTTGATATCAGGAGGCAGGGAAACCCACACGGCAGGCAGAGCGGCAATCAACGCCAGTAATTGAGTAGAGTGCCACTTCCAAGCTTCACGCCAATTTGATACTAGTTTCATTTCCTAAACATCCCCATTATAAACTTGATTAACCAAGCCCAGTCGATACCATGCGAACGAGGCTCAACAGGATCAACGCCGCGACCCATTCTAGCAATCAATGACGGACCAGACACATGGCCGACAACACCCGTCAGCCTCAGCGCACCATTGGTGCCCCAGATTGGTACGGTGTTACCGTTAGCGTCATAGTCACCGGTTTGAAACAGATTCATTTCAGCAGTGCGGCGCTTTCGGATCTCTGGCGGCTTGAGCCACCCCATGAACCCCGCGCCGGATTTGTCGCCTGCGTTGATTGCCCTGGTTAGCTTTGCCCGGTGAATACCCCCCGTATTAAAGTCAAACGAAACCAACGCATCGAACTCATATTGAGTCAACGGAACCTTGATGGCGTCATTAACCCGCGCCTCGTATTTTTCAAGGTCATCACGAAACAGCATAATAGCACGATCAACAGCCTCAGTGAGCATATCGCCCGTAGGCATTGCGCTATTCATTTCCGCAGGATCGAGACCCCCAGCAGCAGCCGTATGGCCAACACCAAACGTCACGACACCAACACTATCACGGTATGGCGCAGGAACAATCCCTTCATGCTCAGCGATCTCTACAACGCCCTTATCACTTACCTTCATCTTGATCTACCTCCATAAACACCGGCCCTAACGTGAAGTACTCGCGCGGACTATTTGGGCAATCATACCACCCTTTAATTCTAAGCTCCACTTGATCGTCTGTCACCTCACCCGGCACCGCAGTAGGGATCTGGTAGTGGCGAGGCTCTGCGGTTACTGGCAGCGATGTCGGCGTTACCGGCTCATTCATAGAGAAACCGTCAGGTGATGACCAAACACGACCAGACACGCCGGAACAGTCCGTGCGCTTAATAATTATCCAATCAACGGTAATAGTCCCACCCGGCACCGCGACTTCATGCACAGCCCCAACGCCCTCAATTGGTGGCGGTAGGCTTCCGTCAAGAAATGTCCCCGCTAAGTCTACCCCGTGAACTGCAAAGGCAACGGCGGTTACTGCCGGTAATGCAATATCGGTCCAACTCATGATAGTCCCACTTGCTTAAGTATAGCGGCAATCACAGAGCCAACAATAAGCAACGTGGCCCACTGCACGTTGCGCTCTAACTTTTCCAATCTAGACTCTACAGATTTAAACTGCTCACCAAGAACAGCCAGACGGGTTTTTAGGTCATCCTCTGACATGCCGCAAATACCTTATAGCCAAAAGAATAACCACAAACGACGCTGGCGCACAAACAAACGTAGTTGCACCCTGAACCAGGGTACCTTGTGTCGCGCGTTGTGCCAGTACAGCAAAAGCCGAATACATAGAGAACCCGACAATCCCTCCTAGTATGATCAACCAAGCACCAAACGTTCCACGCATATACGCGCCAAGAATAACAGCCACACTACTTCCTATCTGAAGCGCGACCCACGCCAGCGCTGGCATCGTATATACCGCTGGGCCATACAGCTCTGGCGTTACAGGTGATCCGCCATTAAGCACAATAACGCAGAACTGTAGTGCAATTAGAACAAGCCCAGAGAAAAAAATGATGACAGCAGGCGCATAGCGCTCTAGCTCAGTCTCATAACGGCCCATGTAACCCCCATCCAAATACCACCTAACACTAGCGCAACAACGGGCATCCACTCAGACCCAGCCATATAGACACCAGCGCACCAGAAAAAACAGTCCTGATAGTAGTCATGCTTACGCGCGCCTGCGTATTTAAGCTGGAACATCTCCCACGCGACGAACGCCAGAGCAGCAACAATCCACCCGAACACGACCGTCAACGCAGCACCAAACACAACGTGACCGATCTGATTAAGGCCAGCCACATACGGATCATCACGGAAGTCATCAGGGGCGAAAATCATGCTACAACACCCGCATTAACCATAGACATAACTGCAAGTGTGGTAGTAGATCCGCCAGCCGCCGTGACACGCACATGAGAGACATTGCCTGTCGGCGTATCAGCAGTGACTGACACATGATCTGCGCTATCACCGTCAGCATAGATTGACAGGGCGTCACCAGTGGCGAAATCAATCATAATCTTAACCGTACCATCCGTGCTGCCGCCAACAGTAGCAATAACTGCACCGGCCTCGAATGAAACGCCATCGTCACTAAGCTCGATAGTCATATCAACCCCAGTAGCAACAGAGTTCCTGTACTTCACGTCAATCACAACACCGCCATATAGAGCAAGGCCATCAACCGTAACAGCCCCAATGGCAGAGTATGCGTTAACCGTGTGGCCCCACGCAACCGGCGACACCCTAGGCGCGCCACTAGCACCCTCAGCAATAGCAATTGGATTATTATCCCACCGCTTACCCAAGTTGGACGTTAACGGAGCATCTGGGTCAGTCTGACTGTCAATAGGCGGATCATATGTTGCCATTACATAACCTCAAGAGAACACATATGCCGGACTTCCATCGCTCAATTCCTCAGTCACATCATCGGCAAAGAATACATACTTAGCCTTCTCATCGTCAGTTGCACTACCATACACCGGGGTGCTATTTGGCGCAATTAAGCCATATTTTTGATCAAACTGGTATACCTGCGCAGTGACTTCCATTTCATGTTTGGGCTTGTCATATTTAATTGATACTGCTTGCATAAGTTTGTTTTCATTGGCCCCGGTAGCATCTTGATGAACCCTTGAATTAACCCTAATAACATCAGTTAGCCCAATATCAGGGTCATAAGTTACACGGAACTTGTAAAACGATGGCGACCATCTGAACCGGTTTATTAATCGCTTGCCAATAATACGAATTAGATTATCGTTACCAGCGCCCAGCCAGCGGATATAGATCTGCCTGATTTTCGTATCGCCAAACTCATTATCAGACTGCGCGTCCACATCAACGATTTGACGCAACCTATTATAGCTATCTCCTGACGTTACGTTTTTAGTTGGTGATATAATGTCGCTGTAAATTCCAATCTGAGTTAGGCGCTTACCGTCTCGATCATCAATATCAATTGACTTGATATTCGCCTCATCATTGAAATCAAATACTGTGTCCTCATCAGGTGGGCGATTAACTTTAAGCCCGACCTCTTGTGCAGACCTATCCCACCATACGCTAACCCCAAGTTGAGCAATTTCGCTCAGCAGGGTGTTCGTCCCTGTAGGCTTGGTGATTTCGGCGGTAAGATTAAGCGATCCAGCCCATCTTGCAACCTCGCTCTGCCAGTCTGTAAAAGGAATAAACGCAGGGTCTACGTTTGCATAGTCTTCTAAGATGGTTTTGATCACGCTATCAATACGAACGCCATCAACCCTAAACGTCTGCTGAACGCTGTCACCACTCGAATGACTTGATGCATCCGTTCCAGATAGCCCGCGCCCGGTTATGGTCATCACGTCACCAACGCGGGTGAATGACATGATTTCAGAGCCGACAATAACCCGGCCCGACGCCTCATACTCGCTGTCACCTATATTTTCTGGCGTCAGCGTAAGTTCTGTGGCGTCTTCTGTAATATCCTCTAACAGTTCACCAGTATTAGCAATAGGACATGTGGCGCTCTTGTCATCCGCAAGCGTCAGAATATCCTTAGCCTCAAACGTTGCTTGATTGCCGCTTACATCAACCTTCATTCCAGTCAGAACATAATGGCGAGTTACCACCTCAGTCAGTACGCCATCGTCAAAATATGCCTCATTGTAGCGACATGCACGGCCAGCATAATATGGCCAGCGCGCCCTAAGCTTGCCAAAGAACGTCCCTCGCTCAGTAGGGTCATACCCCACGCCGCTAGCTTGAGCTGCCCCCGTACGGCGTTCCTGTGCATACTTGTCAGTATACCCATCACCATACGCAAAATCAGAGCAGGTGAATGTGATTCTCTCTCGCTTGCCAAGCCCCTTAACATCAGGATTAGTGCCCGCAATATTAACCTCACCAGTAGATGCTGAAATAGACTTTAGACACGGGAAAACGCCAGCCTCTTTAGGCAGGTTGGCTTGTGGCATGTAAAACTTATAAGTTAGAGATCCTAGGTTAAAGCTATCCTTGACAGGGCATGTCTTATATGTATTGAAGCATTTAGCATCACTATCAGTGCCTAGTACAGCGGGGCACGATCCAACGCCATAATCCAAGGTGCATTGGTCTACGTCAATCTCAACCCATACAATCGGCTCACGTTCCGACATAGTAACTAACCCTCATAGTCATTTGCGCCGCAATGCCGCCCTCAATATACGATGGCGCTAATTCGCTACCGCCCTCACCGCGCCAACAATATGCAACATCGTATGCATCATATGACGGATTGCCAGCAAACGCGAATGGCTTTCCCTCATTGAAGTGTGTTTCAAAATCCGACATGTCACTATCAACCCATTCCGTTCGCATCCAAGGGAACGTAACGCTGATCTGCCCTCCCTTTTTACGCACCTTCTGTGGGACAAATTGACCGCCAAGCGTATCACCCCCCATTACCTCTACCTTGTGCCCATGGCGAAATCCGACGCGACTGCCTTCAATCCCGTACTCAAACGGCAAGCAAATACCAAGCATAAGGACGCCAATTTTAGCGTGACCATTGTCCTGCCCTAACCGCCATGCATTCCCCGACACCTCATCAAACAAAACCATGATGGTGTCATTGTCAGCCGGTGTGGTCCATGCAGTAGCATCCAGCCAAGTTGTGCCACCATCTTGGCTGTATTCCAACTGGAAATCAGCGCCCTCATCTGCGAAGTTATGCGCTGCAATTACAAGGCAATTTGCTGGCATGCTAGACGCAAGGTCAACCCTAATAATCGGATACGTTACACCAGTGTCAGGATACCAGAAGTCAGCGGTTGAACCCGTGATAGCGTTCTCAGGCCCAAAGCCAGGGTCTTCACCCCCAGAGCTTGAAAGCGTCCCGTCCGCAAACAGATTTTCAATAAGAACTGTAGGCTTGTTCGTATCGTATGGGGTTCCATCAATATAGATCATGCTGCCTGAACTCCTGTGATAATTACGCCATCGTCACTTTCTGCTTGAATGCCAGAAATAATCTCGTTAAGCTCATCTACAGTAAAGCGCGTGCGGCCTCCCTCGATCTGGATAATCGC